ACTTGCACAGCCCAAATGGTGGGTTTGTTTCGGTCTACTCTTTTTAAATCAGAGTCGAAACAAATGTTAAAAATATTTTATTAAAAAATATTAAGTAATATATTGGCACATTAAGAAATATTATTTATATTATAAATATCAAGGTAATAAAGCTTTGAGTAATAAAAGAGGTAAAAAAATGATTGTTAAGTTCAATAAAAAACAGATTAAGGCTCTTGCTACTATTCACGCTCGTGCAGTGTCTTTCTTTGATAAAATACAAGCTGATATTCCTGGTTTGTATAAGGAAGAAGAGCGCGATGATATTATTCGTTGTTTTGAGCTTGGTATTCTTGATAATATAATCAAAAGTGGCGAGTTTTTTTTGAAAGGTTAATTATTATGAAATCTAAATTTGTCGGTCGCTCTGAATTTGTTAAAGCATTGAAGCGTAATTCTTCTGATGCTCAAAAATTAGCTATTTATGTTGATGGTGGTGTTATGACTGCTTGTACTCGCAAGCTATGTTGGCGTTATTGCTATTTTGGTATTGCTGATTTAGAACAAATGAAAACAATTACATCTAATTTAAATCTTGATTGGAAGATTATGGAGCTTTAAAATGAATATTACTTTTAAGAAGCTCGAAAGAGCTTTAGATTTTATTCGTTCAAATGATATTTACAACAAGAAACAACTTTTTTTGTTTCTTGATAATGGTAGAACTCCAAAATGGCGTTTTTCCTTTACTGCTTATTCTAATACTTATTTTTTTGTTACTACTAGCCCATTAGAAAGCCGTCTCTTTCGTTTGGAGTTCTTTTCATGCAGGAAAAAGTAAAATTACATGTTAAACACTTTGTTTATGAACGTTTCCTTAATGGACAAAAGCTCATTGAGTATCGTCCCTTATGTGCAAAGTACTTCTATCTTCTAGACCCTTTCCGTATCGATTACGAGAGAGGTTTAAAGACTCTTACTTTATCCGTGTATGACGGTTGTACTGACTCTCACTTGGATTTTGCGGTTACTGATATTCAATTGATTGAATTTTCCAAGATCCCTCTTGTTGATCAGAAAGCCCTAAGCGAATGTTATGGGTCTAATCTTCAGGGTCATTATTTTTATGCGTTGTACTTATGAGTTTTGTCAGGCAACATATAAAAAATATTTCGATGTATGCTCCAGAGGTTGCAAATATTTGTAGCCCTGATAGTTTCCGAGGTCGTCAAGTCCACCAAGCTTCGTGGACTTTTCGGCTTCGTGCTGAATTTGACAAGCTTGTTAGTCAAGGTTGGTGGGTCGCTTTTTGTACTCTGACTTATAATGACAATTGTTTACCCCACATTCCTAAGATTCTTTGTAAGTGTCCTCAGAATTATTCTGATGAGATGCCAGCTTGCTTTAGTAAGTCCGATGTCCGTAAGTTTATTATAGATTTGCGTCAATGGGCGATTAGGAATTTTGACGCTTGTAAGCGTGTGGATAAGGAAACGGGTGAGCTAATCAAAGATGATGCTATACGTTATATGATTTGTAGTGAGTATGGCGAACATACCCAGCGCCCGCATTATCATGCAATTTTTTGCTTTCCGTCTTGTATTCCTCGTCAGGCTGTTTTTAATTATATTCATGAGTCTTGGCGATATGGTTATATTTTCCCTAAGGATATTAATGGCGGTTTTGATAGCAAAGGTTATTTTCACAAGCCTTTCGAGGTTGCTTCTGTTGGTTCGGCTGTTAGTTACTGCTCGAAGTATGTTTGTAAGGACTTGAAATTTTTTGAGTCCTTTAATCGGCTTGATTTTCGAAAAGTTTTTGAAGTCGAAGAGAACTCCTTTTGTGAAGCCGTGAGTATGAAATTGTCTGATTTTATGCCGTTTCATATGCAATGCAGGTCCCTTGGCTTGTCATTCCTTGACGGTCTATCTGATGAGCAAAAACTTGAGTATATGGCTAATGGTGTCTCTTTTGTTGGCAATAAGTCGAATCTGTTTCTTCCCGTTTATCTCAAGAATAAATTAATTTTCGATAATTACTATATTGTAGGTGCTGACGGTGAACGCTTGTGTCGCCGTAAGGCTAATAAGTTTTTTAATCAGTATAAGGAAAGTATTTATGAAGAAAAAGTTAAATACACTCAAGAACTTCTTGAAACGTGGCGAAATTCAATTGATTTTACTTTGGCTTCTCGCTTATGTAACTTTGATATTATGTCTGTTAAATCCCGACTCGATAGAGTCAATTCTAGAGATTTGGCTAAAGATATTGTTAGCTATTACGGAGTAAAACATTTATATTGTGCTGATGTTGATAGGGTTTCTTTTTGGTTTTCGAGGTATCAATTTATAGAGACCAAAACGGAAATTATTGAGGTCGATTGGGTCGGTGCTCCTCGGGTTGATGATGATTATCTGTGTGACCTTGACGCATTTGTAAATTTTTGTTTTGATTTCGATAGATTGATGACTTCGGAAAGTGAAAAAGAAAAATTACAATTGCTTCGTGAGCAAAATTATTATATTGATATGTATCGTTCAACGGAGTAATATTAAAATGCCATTGATTTTTCATCGTAAACAGAAAATGTTTAATTATGGGGCTTCGGCTCCGTCTTTTGTTCAGTCTCGCCGTGATGCTGACGGTAAAGCTATTGAGGAGCTTGTCCCCTCTAATAAGCCTCTCCCGTCTGTCGCTTCGACTGATTTGAAAGCTCTTATAAAAGCGGGTATTCCTCTTGAACAAGTGAATACACGTGTATGTCACAAAGATGCCTTTGATGCTTTCCAGAGCATTGTTCAAGATGATATTAATAATGAATTTGATAACCCTAACTTAGAGGAATAAATTATGCAATCTAATTCTGTCGGCAACGTTAAAATTAAGACTTCCACATTTAAGCGGTCTAAATTCCCGCTTAACAAAAATGTTTACACTTCTTGCGGTTTCGGTGAAGTTCAGCCAATTCAGTGCTTGGCACTTCGTCCTGACTCGAAAACTGTTCTTCGTCCTGAAAGTCTTGTGTATCTTGCTTCGCTTGCTTCAGCGACTTATGGGCATATTAACGTCAATCTTTGGCACTATTTTGTAAATTATTCCGACCTTACGGATCTTTATGGTCAGATTATGTCTGAGACTGCTGTCTCTCGTATGGACGGCGTTCTTGCTTATCCCGAAAAGTTCCCGCATATGCAGCGAAATTATATTAGTTCGTTGATGCTTTGGGGCGCACATTGTACCGTTTACGTGGTTGATAATCTTGTCAATGGTACTTATCAAGCTAGTTACCCGTTCTATCGTCAGAATGACCCTGATACTTCTAGTTATGACCATGTTCAGCAAGTGATTACGGAGCTTAGAAATAATGCTTCTGTATATCTCCTTAACCATGTGGATCCCATGACTGATGTACATCCATTTGAGATTCACGATAATCCGTTTGGTACTTCTTCCGTTCATGTTGATTTGCGTTGTTTGATCGATCTTCCAAATGAAACGGTTAATCATCCTATTTGGCTCCCGTTGTCCAATCCTAATTATGACTCTTTGTTTGAATTTCAGTACGAAAATGGAAAAACCGCTACTGCTTACAAGGGTGTAGATATTGCGCCCGTTGATTTGGATAGTGCGGATTTTATTATCGAGCGTACTTTCCCTGTTCAGGGTCAGGGTCAGAACACTAAGACCTATATTTTTGCTTTCCGTATGCATGCGTTTGGTAAGCGTATTTTTAAGGTTCTTAAGGGTTGCAATTTTCAGGAAGATTTCACTAGTACTAAACCGTGTTCTTTGATGCCGTTGTTTGCCGTTTATAAAGCTTATTTCGACTCTTTCGGCTTGCTTCAATATGACAATTGGTTCAGTACCTCTGTTGCCCGCATGATGAAATATTTTGATTCTACGGGTGGTAATCATCCGTATTTTGGGCAAGGTGCTTATAGTGATCATTATGATGATGGAGGTGCTCAAGGTATTCCGTCCTTTATGTGGCAAAAGTTTATTATTGATATTGGCTCTCTTTGGGTAACTGATTCTGTAGACTATGTGTCAGCCCATATGACTAATAATACTGCTTCGCCCTCCGTGGATCAGTCGTTTATTAATACTTTTGTGGCTACGGGTAATAATCAAGACGATAGCAATATTCATGTTACTGTTCCCCAGACTAATGGTGTTGGTGAAGATGCTACTATTTCTGGTCATGCTTATATTAACAATATTATTCATGGTCAGCTTAGTTCCGAACTTCTTAAGACTCTTTATCTTTGGACAAATCGTAATACTGCCGTTGGTAAGGCAATTGAAAAGATGCTTCGTGCTCAGGGTCTTGGAAAGTGGATGGATCATCAGAAACCCCGCTTTATTGGTTTCGAAACTTTCCCGATTGACTTTAGTCAGGTGATTTCTACTTCTGATACCGAGTCTGACGGTAAGGGTGCTGTTATTGGTCAGCGTGGTGGTCGTGGTCAGGGTTATAATGACGGCAAGAAAGTATTTTACCATAACGACGAAGAGGGTTTGTTAATTTCCTTGCTTGCTGTTGTACCTGATGCGGGTTATACTCAGCAAAGTAATGTCGCCTTTGATATGATTGACAAATATCAAATGTACTTGCCTGATTTTGACGGTAAGGGTTGGGAATTTGAGCCGATTAAACGAGTTGTCGGTGAACTTCCTATTAGTTTGTCTTTTAATGGAGTCAAAAAAACTAATGAAACTGAGGCTACTTTCGGACAAATTCCACGTTCTGCACGTTTTAAAATTAATTACAATACGCTTAGCGGTAAGTTTGCTCAGCGTTCTACTCGTGGTAATTATCTTGTGTATAATACGGATAAGTTCATTGACCTTGGTGAAATCGTTAAGCCTGTTGATACATATGTAACTGATCAGGGTTGGAAAAGACGTGATGTTGAGTTTTCTCAGATTTTCCCCGTCTCTGAACTTCCTCGTGCGGGTCTTGTTTGGCGTTATCCTACTCGTTATCCGTGGCTTGGACACTTTAATCGTATTTTTGCATATACGGGTGAAAACTTGAGCAATTGGCATGATGTTGTCCAGACTATCGAAAACTTGCGTAAAGGTTTTGAATATCTGAATAACGAGGAAGACGGTTTTCTTTATATGGGAACTCTTCGTTGTTATTCAATGGAGCGCATGCTCCAGCTTGGCGACTCTTACGAAACTCGAGAAGAGGGGAATAAGGGTGAAGCTGATATGGATAGCGGTAAGGCTTAACAATTAACTTTCCCCGCTTCGTGCGGGGATTTTTTTTTGAGGTTTAATATGGCTGAATTTCCTACAACTTCTCTTGCGGGTCTTGCTATGGTTCCGGGTCAGTATGTAATGAACCAACAAGCTGCGGAACAACAACAACAGTGGTCACGTGATAACATGATGTTATCTAATCAGTTGCAGCACGAACAAAATCGTAGTGCTACTACTGAGGCTGTGCGCTCTATGCGTGATGCGGGTTTAAATCCTGCTTCCATGAAAGGTCCAATGTCGCCCGCTTCGGCTCCTGCTCCTGCTCAGGGTGCTAAAATTGATACTTTTAATGCCATGTCTAGCATGGCTCAGTTGGCTAATCTCGAAGCTGATATTAAGCTTAAAAATGCTCAGACTGAAAAGACTATTCAGGAGGCTAATACATCGGCAATTACTAATAATCGTGAGAATACCGCTGATGAACAAGCTAAGGAGCAAGCTATTGCAAATATGAAGTCTAATATTCATTTGTTGCAAAGTTACGGTATTAATACCGATGATTTACAAAATCGTCTCCAAAATCTTATTGATGATGATAATTTTAATCTTGGCAATTTTAAGGGTGCACTTGAAGCTCATAATTTTGATGTTAAGGACTTCGAGCGTTTAACTTCTGAGCTTGATAATCTTTACAAACAAAATAATGTTGCATATTTACTTAATACTGACTCGAAGCTTGAGGCGCATTTGTTGCAACAGCGTTTAGCTCTTGATATGGCTTTGACTTATGCTACTTATAATAAGGCTGATGTAGACGAAAAGCAGCTTGATGTAATGGCAAAGCAAATTAATTTGTTTGATGCTGAAATTTCTAAGTATCAAAAAGAGGGTGCTTTAACTGAGGCTCAAGCTAATCAAATTCGTAATGCTGATATGAATACTCTTTGGAAAGAGGGTAAAGAAAGCGAGGCAATGCGTGCGCTTGGTTTTCAGACTGCCGTTGCAGGTGCTCAGGGTTTTGGTGCGGGTCTTGGTTATGGTACTAGTGCTATGCTTACTCGTGGCGCATCGCTTAAAAATCCCTTGCCCTCCTCTAAACAGCCTTTGGAAATGCCAAAGTATCAAATGAAAACTTTAGCACTTGGTAATGGTGGAATAAATCCGTTTACTCAGGGGTCTAAAAATGCTCAGACTTTTAGCATGTTTCAAATGCGCGTCGGACGTGATAAGGCATTGGATGTTTATGGTAAGTTCCTTACTTCTCGTGAGCGTAAAAAGTATGGTAATGATTTTACTGCTTGGCTTGGTGCTTATGAGCGTTCACACGGTAAATATCCGTATTGATAGAATTTGGAAAAGCTTTAGCTTCTTTCAAATTCCCCCTAGGGGTCAAAGGGTGGCAAGGTTTTGCCCCCTTTCTCTTTTTAACCGCCTTTACTTGAATGGCGGACGTTTCGACTTGCCTATATACGTCACTGTGTTTTTTAGATTTTTTGACTAACGGGAAAAAATCTAACTTGCACAGCCCAAATGGTGGGTTTGTTTCGGTCTACTCTTTTTAAATCAGAGTCGAAACAAATGTTAAAAATATTTTATTAAAAAATATTAAGTAATATATTGGC